CCGGTTGGATTCTATAAATATAGGAGCCATTGAAGCATCAAGAATGATCTTATTACCATCCAAGAGTGTAGAAACAATCTTTCCACCACTCATAAACCAATCTCCGATATTAGCACCCTCAGCCAATAGCAAATTAGTTGCTATACTCTCAAACTCAGCACCGAAATCATTCCAATAAGCAGTATCGGTAGGGACATGATTTTGAAAGCCATTTCCGGCATCCACTCTGGCAACATAATAGTGTCCGTTATATTTTACTGCATCTACACGTTTTGAAGTACCATAGTAAACTTTAGAGCTGCCATAGACACCACGATAAACCATAGTCGGACCAGTATCTCCATTTCTACCATCCACTCCATCATACGGAGTTTGCCGGGCTGGTGTACTCCAGTTCTGTATCAATGAATTTGTTTCACCATTGATTTTTGCTACTGTAAACCATAAGTATTGCAAGTTTCCTACAGTTGGAACGGTTGTGCTCCATCCCGAAGGATTACGGCTCGTTTTACTCAGTGAAGGCGGTGTACTTCTGGAGCCATTAACAGCGTACCGATATTCAAAATAATCACCATTTATACCATCATCCCCAGTTTCTCCTTTTTCTCCAGTAACACAAATAGCCTCTGTAGTAATGCTGTTGCCGTTTGTGTAATTAATAACGGATCGTGTCCATATATACCAACCATTTTTCCAAGTTGGACGTGAATTAGACCAGCTACCATTTAAAAGGGAAGTTGCAGAGGATGATAAATAATATTGCTCAATTATTGAACTTATACCATTGCCTGTTTCTCCCTTGCCACCTGTGATACAAGCTGCATCTGTATATACTATGTCGCCATCCGTGTAAACAACTTTAGTTTTACTCCAAATGTAATATCCATCTTTCCAGGCTGGAGCTGTTGTCTGCCAACCGGATGTTGGTGCTGTAGTATTACTGGATGATATGGCATACAGAACGTCTGTATTTGAAATACCCACACCTCTTTGGGCTACAATAATCCAATAGTTACTATTATTTGGAGAAATACCTTTAACGGGATTCTTTGATACAAAACGATACATAGAATAGCCAGTTCCATCATCATAGATAACCTCATCACCCCAATAATAGGTATAAGAGTTGTCATATACGCCACGAAAACAACCTATAGGGCTTTCATCGCCACTTTCACTTTGCACGATTGTGCCTTTCAGACGTAATTTTTTATCTCCTTTGGTATTCCAATCAAAATAGCTGTCTGAATTTCCTACACGAAAAGCGTTATTCACAAAGTCCATGAAATTTAGCCCATCGCTTGAAACGATTCTGTCTGTAGTTATTCTTCCTGGAAGTATCTCTGTAAATCCGAATAGTTCGACAAAGGAACGATCCTCTTCAAATTCACTGTTTAGAATACCTACAAGGAAATGATAATAACCCTCTACACCTTCCAGCTTGATAGCGTTTTTACTTAAGACGTATGATCCAGTAGTGCCATTTTTATTAGCCTTCACATAGAGATAATACCCTACGGTTTCCGTCAAAGTTGGAGAAGTGTATTTTTCAATATCCCAAAACTTATACTCACTGGCTTTATGCCCAGAAGAAAGTGTATCAATCCCGATAGTCATGTGCTGTAATATTCCACCTGGAGCCGAAAGCACTTTCTTTTTGCTGTCATAGGTAACGAGATATTCTACTTGTGTCGGATTGGTTTTGTTGTTCACGAAACGAAACTGCAAACTTTCATCGCCAACAAGCAAACTCATTGTTTGTACCGAAATCGGACTGATAGAACCTGAGAAATGCAAAAGAGCGTCATTCAACATTGAAATAGTTTCTTTTGCATCCCTGAAACGTCTTTTTGTAAACTGAATAGAGTTTTTATATTGGTTATCGGTTTTAACCTCGTTACTCTCTATCTTGTTTAATTCGCTTGAAACCGTTGCGCCAGTAGTCGTATTGGATAATTCAATAATCGGGCTGTAAGGTCTGTGTATATACTCCTTAATACTGGTAATCCTTATCTTTATACCTTCTGGTATGAATTGCGGATCTTTAAAGAGTATGTAACCGCCCAATTTTATTTTGCCACCAATAGAGAGCCAACGCTTTTTGGAATAAATGCTATCCAATTCTCCTTTGAATGTGAATTTTGGATCTTCATTCTCATAAAGATATTTGGCTGCTTCCCTGAACATATCCCAGCTTGCACCTTCTTTCGTTGAGTTATTGCAAATGTACGCATCCGGCAACTGTATTCCGAACACAGCGTATTTATCCCCCAGGTTAGGCTTATATATGTCATTGGGCATAATCTGACCGTCTATTTCTTGTGGAGTTATCAAGAATTTACGTTCTTTATGAACGTATTTAACTTCAAATTCTTTATTACTACCAGCAAGCATACCAGACTGAAATATAACAGTCATGTTATTACCTTCTATCACATAATCCTCAAAATTCAGATCATCAGGAATAGAACTATCTATAAAATCATAGAAATTCTTTTCTTTATCGGAAACAACAACATTAGAAACACTGCCTACTCTTTTAGGTGAAATATGAGAACAATCCAAACTATCCTCTTGAACATCCGTAAGGGTTGTATCAGCCCGTTTTATATACAAGCCTTCCGCATCCGAAACGTAAGCACGCCCTTCATACTCCAATCTTTGATTTTTGGGCAAAAGCAATTCCTTAGATCCATATTTGCTAAAGTCTATATTCTGCTCCCCACCTTGAACGTACAATATGGTAACTGGTCTATTTCCGTCCTTGTTGGAGCGTCCTAAACCTGGAACAAAACCTTTATCTTTCCCATATTCAAGAGGCAAAGGTTCACCCTTGTTATATTCAACTTTACGCAAGTGTATTGTTTTGATAGCCGGATCTATTTCATACTCCGTCTTAAAGGTATCGGCAATAGTAGGCAAAGCTTCACTACAAAAGATATGGTTGTAGTTAATAGTCTTTTCTTCTGCTTCAATACATTCGCCAACTTTCCAACCGCTATCTCTCATGTTGAGATTATCTACAATTAACTGTAGATGCTCGTGAGGTTTTGCAGTGTAATCGAACTTTAAACGCTTAGAAACAATATCCCGGCATTTGTATTTACCCAATATTGCGCCTATGTCATACATTACAAGAGTGTATTCAAAATTCCGACTGCTTTTCTTCTTGAAGTCGTCAGGATCCATAAGGTAGTAAGTGATATTCTTGTAGATACAATAAGCTCCTACGGGAATGTTTATGAACTCTTCACTGGCAAAGTACAGATAAAGAGTGCCTACATTCTGTAAAGCCGTATATCGGTAGCTGCTTGTATCTACCAGAATATCAATCTCCTTGTTGTTGAAATGTATTTTCATGTTTACTAAGTGAATTGATAGATCTTACCATTTCCGCATTTCATCCCTTTAATCGTAGTGCTGAAAGGGTCTTTGGGGATCTGATCCAAAGTTTTCTTTAAAGAAGCTGCGTTTGTGAAAAACTTACCATCCGCACCATTGCTATGTTTAAATTTCACAAGGTATCTTCCTTCACCGTGCGAAGTCTTTACATCTGGAATGAAATCTTCTACAATGACCTCACAGTTCAGCACATCCGAAATAGAAACCTGGCTACAGTTGAACATTTTACGTTCATCTTGTACGGTTACACCTAACTCACTAAACTTTTTCATCACAATATAATATTAAGTTCCTTACAATCGTTATCTATCATTTCTTTGATAGCTTTTCTCTTTTGCAAATATTCCTTGTAATCATTGGTAGCTGATTTTTCAGTAAGAATACCGAGCTGGGCAGCGTTATAGTCATTGATAATCTTGGCTTCTTTATCCGAATCCCACAAATGGGTAATAACTGCCTTTTTTAGCTTATCATTTGTAACCATTCCCCAAACAACAACTTCGTTACAAGTCCATTTTGTAGCTTGCCCATTATCTCCAGCTTCTCCAAAATGGTTTTCTACTTGAACTTCCTGAATATCCCAACGGTATGTGTAAGAACCATTCCCGTTAGCCTCTAACTTAGAAGGCTTAAAATCGTAGTGTATCATATACTTGCTTTTTAATTATTGTTTTTAATAGATGCTTAGAATTACTATATTTAGCCCAGCCAAACCAACTGTAAATAACTTGCTTGTATTCCATATCGGAAATGTGCTTTTTCTTATTCAGCTTGGCTGCCTTCCTACATAGGTTCTTTTTGATTCCCTTCCGAATAAGGGTATGGGTATGGTAAAAGACATACCCGACAAAATCAATACCTCTATGGCTATCAATTTTGAATACTTGAAACTTCCATTTCTTTTTTCCAGTTTTAGGATCC